ACAACACGAACGGCTGCGTGGGTTGGGGCAACCTCTGGCACGCAGACGCATGACCCACGACCAGAAGGGATCGTGACGACAGTGGGTAGGCCAGCCGCAAGAGTCAGGGCCAAGTCACGCGGGCAGCAGGATGCCCGATAAGCAGGACTCATGCCTCCGCCCCTGCGGCAAGGAGGACACCCCTACTGCGTCCTAACGAACAGTGGGCAGGTGGCGGCTAACCCTAGCCTTCGGGCTGGGGATTAGTCGCCGTCCACCCGCAGCGAGCCTTCAAACAGTGAGCAGATCCTTAGGTACTAGCACTATGGCCACATTCGATGAGGTCTCGATGTTGCGGGTGACGGACGACTTCGGGTCGCAGGTGGTGGTCGGCTGCATCCCCGACAGCGGGAGCGAGTTCATGGGCGTCGGCGAGCCCGGATCGTGGGCCGAGAACTGCAAGCCAATCACGAGCGTGATCATCGACGTCAACGGGGCTGTGCAGCTGACGAATCACAGGGACGTTTCTTCGATGGCGGCGTGGCTTTCAGCAGCAGCTGTGTGGCTGCGCACCAGGCAACTTGTAGACGGAGAGGAGAATGAGTGATGGGCGTCAAGAACTATCGACCTTCGCAGAAGAGTACCCGTTCTGTGCGGTGTGCTGGAGCCGCACGGAGGGGGTGCACATCCACCACCTGCAAGGCGGCGCAGGTCGGAAGAACGACAGGAGGAACCTGCTGCGGCTCTGCCACTGGTGCCACGAAGGCCTGCACTTCGGAGGCAAGGACAACCTCACTAAGGGCATGTGCCTCACCGCCAAGCGAGAAACCGACGACGCCAACTACGACCCAGAGTTTCTGGCGTCGCTGCGTCACAAAGTTCATCTCGGCTACGGGCCTGAGAGGTATCCGTTCAGAGTTTTCATGTGGCGCAGGAAGCACGGAATCCCACAGGAGCTAGTACGCATGGCTATCAACAGCAGACAGAAGGGAAAGAATGGCGAGCTCGAAGCCGCCTCTGAGTGGAACCGCCTGTTGCCGAACGCTCACGCCCGGCGCAGCCAGCAGCACTCAGGGACCGAGTCGGCCAGTGACCTCATAAGTCCCGGCACTCCACACCTGTGGTTGGAGGTGAAGCGGACGCAGGTGATCAACCTTACTGCCGTGATGGAGAAGTCGCTCGAGCAGTGCGGAGAGCTGTGCCCCGTTGTGCTGCACCGCAAGAACGGCCAAGAGTGGCTCGTCACGTTTCCTCTGGAAGACATCAGGCGTTTCGTGCAGCAGGTTTCTGGAGCGCTGTGATGAACGCCAAGTCGTGGCCGCACGACGAGGAAGAGGAAGAGGACTTGGGCAGTCCCATACCGGACGAGGACGGATGGATTCGTCTCGAGAAGGAGAAGAAGGATGAAAGTGAACCTGGAGTGGTACGAGATCAGCCGGGCAGCGCTGGTGGGAGTATCAAGAAACGTCGAAGCAATGCGAAAGGGACTGCAAAACGCAAGGCCCATCGGCGAAAGCGACTGGCACATCCACATTCTCGGCGCGTGCGGAGAGGTCGCGTTCGCTAAGGCGACCAACCGCTACTGGTCTGGCAGCGTCAACACCTTCAAGACCGGCGGAGATGTCGGTGGGCACATCCAGATCCGCACCAGGTCCAAGAGCAACTACGACCTGATCGTCCGGGACAACGACAACGACGACGACATCTTCGTTCTCGTGACCGGCGGCCCGGCGGAGTTTGACGTCAAGGGCTACATGAGGGCGAGTGACGCAAAGGCGGAGAAATACAAGGCGAACTGGGGTAACTACGGTGAGGCGTACTTCGTGCCGCAGGCCGAGCTTCACCCGATCGACGCTCTCGTGTGCGAGGACCCGACATGAACAAGACCACCATGCAGACATTCACCGGCAAACTAATCGACCTCTCCGAGTTCTCTGTGGACGACGTACGGCTGCCCGACATCGCCCACGCCCTGTCGATCCTCAATCGCTTCACGGGGCACAGCAAGACTCCCTACTCAGTGGCTCAGCACAGCGTGATGGTCAGCAAGATCTGCCCGCCGGAGCACGCCATGTGGGGGCTGCTGCACGACGCCAGCGAAGCGTATCTCGGCGACATAGCCAGCCCGCTCAAGTCCATGCTCCCGGACTACGTGCTGCTCGAGGAGAACTTTCAGAGAGTGATCGCGAAGGCTTTCCACCTCCCGTACCCAATCCCAGATGAAGTCAAGCTCGCCGACAAGCGCGCACTCATGGCAGAGAAGCGCGACCTGATTACGTGCGACCACGACTGGGGAATCAAAGTCGAGCCGATGGCCGGCCCGATCAATCCGTACTGTTGGCAGCAGGCCAAGAAGTTGTTCGAAGAAAGGTACCTGGAGTTAGCGAAATGAAAACTGTGGAGGACAGCGGCGTGCGGTTCGGAAGTGGAGCGGTGCGGTCACGCGATGCGGAAGGGACCAGGTACGACCTTGTCTCACCGATCGGGCTGGCTGCGGTGGCGGCAGCGTGCGCAGAGGGCGCAGAGAAGTACGGCGATTTCAACTGGGAGCAAGGCATGCCGGCAGCAGACATGATCAACCATGCACTGCGCCACGTGTACCTGTTTCTGGGCGGTGACCGGTCGGAAGACCATCTGGGCCACGCGGCCTGGAACTTGATGGGGGCTATCCACTCGCTCGAAGTATGGCCAGAGCTCAACGAGGGCTCTCTTCGAACGGGCTACTGTGAGGCCCCCGTGAAATGTTCTGGAACACGCAAGCAGAGCTAGGCGACGACGTTGTCTACGAAGCCCCCGAAGATCAGTGGAAGTCCTTCATGGTCTCCATACTTGCTAACACAAACGAACTGTGCTGCTGGCTGGCCGTCCAGGCTAACGGCAGATGCAGGGACAGAACCCCTAGAACCCTGCGTCGCCGGCTCCTGAACGCCGCCGTCGCCTGGAACTGGGTGTTCGGCCGGCCGGACTGCGAGCTTCCATTTGAGGAGGTTTGCCTGCAGCTCGGGCTTTCGGAGTCCCGTATTCGCTCCCGGATCATGGCCGCCGCCAAGCCCAGAGGGGACATAAACCAGGTGGTGGTCCGAATCCTGGACGAATGCGAGGACGTCGATGGCAACCCTAAACGAAAAGCTGCGCATCCTTGTCGAGTGGGCTCCCTTGATTGGGCTCGCCTCCGAGATTTCCGCTGCAACTACCCCCTTGGAGCGAGCCTTGAGGATTTCTGCCGCCTTGCGGTGGGCGGCCAGGAAGACGGGGACTCCGGTGGACGACGAGGTGGTGGATCTTCTGGAGGCTGTGCTGCGGAGCAAGGAGGGGCAGGCCCTGTTTGACTACTTCGTGACTCTCGGCAAGGAACTGGCCCAGACGGAGATCGACGTATGACCACGACGGTCGCCATCGTTGCGGGCGTGGCTGCTGCCGCCGCTGCGGTGTGGCCGTACCTGTCTGCGTTACGCCAAGACCCGCCGCTCTCGCCTAAGTGCAGGGCGGCGTGGGTCAACCGGCTGTTCCTGCTGGTCGAAGCGGCCGAGCAGGCTGGTGAGTCGCAGGTGGCGGCTAACGCCCGCGACCTCATCTCGTCCCTTGTGGTGCCACAGGAGGCTCCCAAACGGGTGCGTTAGTCATGGGCTGGCTCCGGGTCATCTTCGTCGTTCTGTGCCTTCTGGTGGCCGCTGGCGCTGCTGGGGTGGGGTATGTGCAGGCGATCCTCAAGCCAGTGGATCGGCCGGTCGTGGTCCCGTCAGCCGTTCTTGCTGGCGTGAGTTCGGCAGACGCCCGTCAACTCCGGGACTTCTACACTGCGCTGGCTGACATCGTGGTGCGTGACGGGTTCTCTCCCGCCCCTGTCGTGAAGACGGTGTTCGAGTTGCGGAACCGCCACAAGGACGCCTTGCAGTTGGCGTTCGCCAACACCGCAATGGTGGGCAAGTATCCCGGCTTGGGCGACAGGCTCGACGCCTACTTGCTGGAGGCGGTGGGCAAGACGGACGCCACGCTTACGCAGGAAGTGCGACGGGCGGCGGCAAAGGCTTTCTCCGAGATTAGGTAGGGGCGGACATGAGCGAGATATTCCGCTCCCCTCAGGAGATGGTCGAGGCGTACGAGCATGGCCTCGTCGGCTCGTACTGCGACCCCATAGCCACAGAGAGGCTGCTTGCATCGCTGCCCCTGCCGCTCTTTGGAGACACGCTGTCTGGGGCAGGCGAAGGGAAACTCTCGCTGGCGTTCCCGGCTGTCGTTGCGTTCGAGCAGGCGTCTGGCAGAAAGCCGTACGACGAAACGCAAACGACGGGTGATTGCGTAAGCCATGCCGTACGTGGTGCCGCTGACACTGCACGTGCCCACGACCCTGACCTCCAGAAGACAGAGGACTGGGTAGACCGCACTGCCACCGAGCCTCTTTATGGCGCTCGTGGTCATGGCGGCGAGGGAGCGAGTTGCTCGGAGATTGTGGGCTGGGCGCACAAGACCGGCGGGCTGATGCTGCGGCAGAAGTACCCGGACTTGAACCTCGACCTCACGAAGTACGAGGCCACCATCGGCATCCGCTGGGGGAGCAGGGGCGTCCCCGCCAACGTCACCTCTACGGCAGCCAAGCATCGCATTGGCACCATCTCTCTGGTGACATCGTGGCAGCAGGCCCGTGACTGCATCGCCTCCGGGTATGGGCTTGTGTGCTGCTCGTCGGTCGGCTTCAACTCGACCAGAGACTCTGAGGGCCGGTGTTTCCCGAAGGGCACGTGGCACCACGCGATGCAATGGCACGCAGTCGATGACACCCGCAAGGGGGACTGTCGGTTCTGCGTGCAGAACTCATGGGGATACACGTGGGTGTCTGGGCCGAAGGTTCACGACCAGCCGGAGGGTTCGTTCTGGATTAGCCAAGACGTAGCCCAGCGCATGATTTCCGCCGGAGGAACGTATGCAGTCTCGAATGTGGACGGCTTCCCCAAGCGGGAACTCAAGAACTGGGGCGCGAAGGAGGTGCTGGGATGAACCTTTCCGTTGCTACTGTCGCCGTCTGGCTCGCCTTCTCCTCGCCGGTCGTTGGTCCCGCGCCTACGCCCGGCCCCGCCAAGTGCTGCGGTGAGTGTGGCGGCACAGGCATGGTGTGGTCAGGGGACAAGTTGCACCGCTTCCCCTGCCCTTGTCCATCCACCTGCCCGTGCGCCAAGAACCGCCCGAAGATGACGCTCTCTGGCACCACCTGCACCAGCGGGAGTTGCCATGACCGCTGAGAACCCGAAGGAACTGTGCGAGTACGTCCGCTCGAACCTCCCCCTCAGGGCAAGGCTCGTGGGCAAGGAGAGGCTGGACGACATCACCCTCATCGCCGTTACGGAGTGGCCCATCCAGCCGCTCATGGACGCCCAGCGTGGGTCGGCAGGCGAGGAGAAGATTCTCGACTTCATGTCGAGGGACGTTGCCCGCGTGTACGAGGCGGTGCATGGGTCAGACAAGCGATACGGGTTCTTCTGGACGTTCGTGTTGTCCAGTGCCGTGTCGGCAATCGTGCAGGTCATCCTTCAATGGTGGCTATCAAGAGCATCGAACCGGGTGAAAATGGCCGCATGGCAATACGGAATGAAAGGTGGATCGTGAGTAGCGTGGACGTTTACGAGGCTGGCCTTCGGATGCTGGAGCGGTACGGGTTCGGGCTTGTGCTTGCCACAGCGATCCTGTGGTTCGTGCGCACCGACCTTGTGTTGCCAATGGTGGACGCACACAAGTCGTTCCTCCGCGAGATGGCTGCTACCCAGCACGACATCGCCCGCTCGATCCAAGAGCAGACACGGCTGCTGTACGTGATCCGGGACGGGCGTGATAAGATGTACACTACCAGCGTGGTAGAGCCGGAAGACGAGCCGAAGAACTAGCGTCCGTCTCTCACTACAGTAGCG